CGACATGGCGATGCGCGGGGCGGTCGAAGACTTCCTCGTGCCGGGCATGGGCCAGCTCTGGATGCGCTACGAGCCGACCTTCGTCAAGCAGCCCAACCCTGCATACGTCGAAGGCGAGACGCCCGCTGAGGAGCAGGAGCAGGAAGTCATCGGCGACGAGCACGTCGCTACTGATTACGTCTACTGGCGTGATTTCCTGTGGTCGCCCGCGCGGACGTGGCGCGAGGTGCGCTGGGTGGCGCGCGCGATTTACATGACGCGCGACGAGCTGGTCAGGAAATTCGGCCAGGAGATCGGCGACGCGGTGCCGCTGAACGCGACCAAGGGCAAGGAAAACTCCAACCTCCCGGCCAACGACCCGTGGCAGAAGGCGTGCGTGTGGGAAATCTGGAACAAGCCCGCGCGCAAGGTCTGCTGGTACGTCGAGGGCTTCGACAGGCTGCTCGCCGAGAGCAGCGACCCGCTCGGGCTGCTCGACTTCTTTCCCTGCCCGATGCCGCTCGCGGCGAACGTGACCACCACCGCGTTCGTGCCCAAGGCCGACTACGAAATGCTGCGCGACCAGTACGTCGAGCTCGACGTGGTGTGCGCGCGCATCGGCCTGCTGGAAGACGCCATCCGTGTCGTAGGCGTCTACAACAAGGACGTGCCCGAGCTGGCGAAGATGCTGAACAGCGGCGGCTCGAACCTCATGGTGAGCGCCGACAACTGGGCCATGTTCGCCGAGAAGGGCGGCGTGAAGGGCTCGGTGGACTGGTTCCCGCTCGACATGGTCGTCGAGGCTTTAAACAAGCTGCGCGAGACGAAGCAGTCGATCATTCACGACCTGTACGAGCTGACCGGACTGTCCGACATCATGCGCGGCAACACCAATGCGAACGAGACGGCGACCGCGCAGCAGTTGAAGGCGCAGTTCGGCAGCGTGCGGATGCAACACACGCAGGGCGCGCTCGCGATGTTCGTGCAGCAGGCGCTCTCGATCAAGGCCGAGATCATCGCCGGGCACTTCCAGCCCGAGACGATCAAGCGCCAGTCCCTGATCGAGTTCACGCCCGATGCGCAGCTCGCCGATCAGGCGGTGCAGCGGCTGAAGGACAAGCGCCTGGCGTACTACTCGCTCGAAGTGGACCCCGACACGATGGCGATGGCCGACTACGCGGCCGAGCAGGAGGCGCGCACCAACTGCATCCAGGCCGTCGCGCAGTTCATGCAGGCGGCAGCGCCGCTCGTGCAGATGAAGCCCGAAGCTACACCGTTCCTGCTTCAGGTCCTGCAATGGTTCCTCGCCTCGTTCAAGGCGGGCAAGCAGATCGAGGGCGTGCTCGATCAGGCGGTGCGCGCCATCAGCCAGGCCGGTCCGCAGCAGCCCGACCCCGCGCAGCAGGCGATGCAGCAGGCGCAACTGAAGAAGGTGCAGAGCGAGGGCGCCAAGAACCAGAGCGCGGCGGTGAAGAACATCGCCGACGCGCAGGCCACCAAGGCGAAGGCGGTGCAGGGCGGCGTGGGCATGGTAGCCGATGCTGCGATGACCATGCAGAACCTGAACCAGCCCGCCGGGCCGATGGGGCCCGCCGGCGCACTCGGGCCGGTGCCGCCCGGCGCGATGCCGCCGCAGCCACCGGGTGGGCAGCCGTGACCTGCAAGACCGCGTTGCAGCTCTCCGGCGGGCAGGACTCGCTCGCCGCGCTGTACCTGCTGGAGCCGTTCTGGGAGGGCATCAGCGTCGCGTGGGTCCACGCGCGCGACGCGAGCGAGCCGCTCATGCGCCTGATGGAAGACATCCAGAGCGTGGTGCCCAATTTCGTCGTCATCGACAAGCGCAACGCGCCGCGCTGGCGCGCGTCCAGCGGCGACCCGACCATCGAGACGTGGCGAGCCTGCTGCACGGCGAACCTGTGGCTGCCGATGTACGAGTGGACGCTCGCGCACGGCGTGAAGCACGTCATCCGGGGCTGCAGGCAGACCGACCCCATCAACGCCATCGCGCCCGGGCACATCGACGAGCATGGCATAGGCTACATCTTCCCCGTATGGGGCTGGTCCGACGAGAAGGTGCGCGAGTACCTCGTCGGCAAGCCGTGGCAGCCGGTGTACCCGCACGACTGCGCCACCTGCCCGGTGGTGAAGCCGTGCGACCGCGTGGAGGGCGTGAAGCGTGCGGCGTAGATGGGTGCAGATGCCGGGCGGCGAGCTGGTGGAGGTGGGCGGTGACTATGTTGCGGGTCCACGCGCGAACACTGACGCTGTCCTGTGGAACGACAGGGCGTATCAGGACATCGGCGATCCCCGCTTCACTTCGCGCAGCACGCATCGCGAGTACATGCGCGCCAACGGGCTCACGCTCGCCGACGACTACAAGGGCGAATGGGCGAAGAATCTGGGCGAGCGCGCCGCCATCAAGAAGGGTGCCGCGCTCAGAGATGGCTCGCGCGCGGGCGATGTCGCGCGTGCGCTCGACGCTGTGCGTAACGGCTACATTCCTGGCCGGGTGAGCCTCGACGATGGCGATTAGCGGTATGCAGGAGAAATAGATGGCCGACGAAAGCCTGCGCGACACCCTCGAAGCCGCCGTGACGGCGAGCGAGACGGCAACCTCCGACGCCGCCGCCCCGAGCGCGCCCGCCGCCCCGAGCGCGCCCGCCGCCCCGAGCGCGCCCGCCGCCCCGAGCGAGACGCGCGAGCCGCGCGAGCGCGACGCGAGCGGGCGTTTCGTCGAGAAGGGCAAGCGCGACCTCATCACGGGCGAGATCCCCGATGCGCTCAAGCCCGCCACGCCGACCGACGCGCACCCGAAGCCGGGCGAGCAGCCGAAGCCGGGCGAGGCCAGCCCCGACGCGACCCCGCAGCCGACGCGCTTTAAAGCGCCATCGTCGTGGAAGCCCGAAGTGCGCGAGGAGTTCGCCAAGCTCCCGCCCAGCGTCCAGGCCGAGATCGCGCGCCGTGAAACGGAGATCGCGCGCGGGATGCAGAGCGCCTCGCAGTATCGCGCTGCTGTCGAGCAGATGCAGAGCGTGGTGCAGCCCTACCTGGGCAACATCCAGGCGGCAAACGGCGGCGATGTCGTCGGCGCGTTCAAGCTCTACCTCCAGACCGACCACACGCTGCGCCACGGAACGACCGCCGAGCGCGCATCGCTCATGGCCGACATCATCAAGAACTACGGCGTGAGCATCGAGGCGCTCGACGCCGCGCTCGCCGGCCAGCCGCGCGCCGATGGCCCCGAGGAGCTGATCGCGCGCAGGCTGCGCGCCGAGATGCAGCAGCAGCTCCAGCCGGTGATGGGCTTCTTCAACCAGTTGCAGGAGCGCCGCGCGCAGCAGCAGGGCGCGCTGCAAAGCGAGGTGCAGGGTGAAATCGAGCAGTTCGCGCAGGACCCGGACGCACCGCACTTCGACGAGCTGCGCGAGGAGATGGCCGACCTGATGGAAGTGGCCGCACGGCGAGGCTTGACGATGACTCTGAAGCAAGCCTATGATCGCGCGGTAGCGCTGCACCCGAAGCTCGCCGAACAGGCGGGCAGGCGCGCAGAGCAGGAGCGAGCGAATGCCGCAGCAGAAGCGGCAGCCAGGGCGAAACGGGCTGCTGTGAGTCTGCCCAGCGGAGGCGCTCCGCAAGGCTCCCCGCCCGGGGAAGGCGCAGCGAATACGCTTCGGGCAGACCTCGAAGCGGCAATGGCAGCAAACGCAGGCAGATAGCTCCTCCGCATCGGGAGCGCCCGGACCTGGAAGCACGGCCACCGGGCAAGTCCAAGCGGAAGCCCCGCCCGGGGCGAAGGTTGACGCGCCATCGGCTCACGCCGAACGCGACGCCGAAAGGGTAACGTAGGTTTTACCTTTCAACCTTTAGAGGAGCTTTGCTATGGCGTACCCAAACGTCTCCGACATCGTCGCGACGACCATCGAGAACCGCTCGAAGAAACTCGCCGACAACGTCACCAAGAACAACGCGCTGCTCGCACGGCTGGAGCAACGCGGCAACGTCAAGCCCTTCTCGGGCGGCACGAAGATCATGCAGGAGCTGTCGTTCGCGGAGAACGGCAACGCCGGATGGTACTCGGGCTACGACCTGCTGCCCGTCGCGGCGCAGGATGTCATCAGCGCGGCCGAGTACGCGATCAAGCAGGCCGCGTGCCCCGTCGTGATGTCCGGCCTGGAAATGCTCCAGAACGCGGGCAAGGAGCAGATGATCGACCTGATGGAAGGTCGGCTCGGCGTCGCCGAGAGCACGATGACCAACCTGCTCGCGGGCGGGGTCTACTCCGACGGCAGCGCGAACGGCGGCAAGCAGGTGACGGGGCTCGACGCGGCGGTGCCCGTCAACCCGGCCACCGGAACCTACGGCGGCATCGATCGGGCGACCTGGACCTTCTGGCGCTCGAAGACGACCACCGTTGCCTCAGCGGTTACGGCGTCGAACGTCCAGGGCTACCTGAACACGATGTGGGCGAGCCTCGTTCGCGGTGCGGACCGGCCCGACCTCATGCCGATGGACCCGGTCTGGTGGGGCGCGTACATGGCCAGCCTTCAGGCGATCCAGCGCTTCGCGGGCACCGACACCGCCAAGCTCGGCTTCCCGACCGTGAAGTACATGGACGCGGACGTGGTGCTCGACGGCGGCATCGGGGGCTTCTGCCCGACCAAGACGATGTTCTTCCTCAATACGAAGTACATCTTCTGGCGCCCGCATTCGGCCCGCAACATGGTGCCGCTGTCGCCGAACAAGCGGTACGCAATCAATCAGGATGCGGAAGTCCAAATTATCGGCTGGGCTGGGAATCTGTGCACGTCTGGCTCCCAATTCCAAGGGCGGCTCATCACGCCGTAGCGAATGTGTGTATAATCGCCTCCGAAGCTAATACTTCGGAGGCGAGCATGGCGTATCGAGGCGGAAGTGCACGGATAACGCAGGATCAGTTCCTGGCCCGCATGCAGACGCTCTACGGCGAACGGCTGGACTTCACCGGCGCGGTGTATTCCGGGTCCAAGGGCAAGGTGCGTTTTGTGTGCCCCGAGCACGGCGCGATGCTGCGTAACACGGACATGCTGCTCGAAGGCCGTGGCTGCGCCGCGTGCGCGAAAGCGCGCTCGCCTCTGAAGCGCCGGCTGGGAACCGAGGAGCTGATACGTCGTTTCCGCGAGAAGCATGCAGACCGTTACGACTACAGCGCGGTTCGCGCGACCCGGCAGACGGACAAGATCACGCTGGTGTGTCCCGTGCATGGCGCGTTCGTCATCAGCTGCTTGCAACACATGTCGGGCAGAGGTTGCCAGAAGTGCGGGTACGGCCGCATAGGGCAGCTCAGGCGCGGAAGCACCGATGGTTTTCTGCCCCGCGCGGCGCGTGTGCACGGCGGGCGTTACGACTACGCGCAGGTCGTGTACTCGGACTATCACTCGAATGTCACCATCGTTTGCCGCGAGCACGGCCCTTTCGTGCAAACGCCGAACAACCATTTGCAGGGAAAAGGCTGCCCGACCTGCGGCTACGGCTCGCCCAAGGCCGAAGAGGCGCTCAGCGTCTACCTGACTTCGCTGGGTGTGGAGCATGCGCGTAACTGGCGCGGCGCGATTGCGCCCTACGAGCTCGACCTGTTCATTCCTGCGCACAACCTGGCGATAGAGCACTGCGGTCTGTACTGGCACAGCGACGCGCGCCAGGACGCCGGCTATCACAAGCTCAAGCGGCGGCTGTGCAAGGACAAGGGCATCCGGCTGTTGCAGGTGTTCGAGGATGAGTGGGTGAAACGTCCTGAGGCGGTCAAGGCGCTCATT